GTCATACACAGCATCAATGCTGGGCATGATTGAACTATTTGCTTGGATATTGCCTATGCCATTGGCTCGCAACACCAGGTTGTTGTTGGTGCCAGTGACTGTGATGGTATTGCCTGAGATAACAACATTGCTGCCCACAGGGCCAGCGGTATAAATCTCAGTGAAATTCTCATTTACAGCGGTAAATGCATCGCGTAACGGTTCACCAGTGCCGTCGTTAGCGGCAGCACCTGTGTCAATAATCTGTTGTGCCATAGGTCTATCATGTCCTCTAGTGTATTTACCAAAAGGACTTGTTTGCTATTTTAGCTAATTCTTGTGTATGACAAGTATGCGCCAGATTGTATGTTGATATTTGCAGCACTTGTTTGTGCTTGTATGGCAACATTGGCATTGCCAGCACTGTAAATTGTACCTGTAATTCTTGCTGTTCTAGGATCTGTACCAGTCATTGCCTGGGTGGCTACCACGGTGCTTGATACATTAGACGTTGATGTGGTGAATGCTGACGTTTGTGTGGTCTGTGCTTCGACTGTGTAATAACAGATGCCAGCATCAAAACGTGTGCTAAACCCAGTGGTTGTATTGTTATCTGGTAAAATGGGCAAGTAGGCTTCGTATTTGTAACTGTATCCACCCAGCGCAAGAAAACTTAAGACTCCCACATTGGCTTGAACGCCACTGTTGAATGCCACTGTGGTGGGCTGCCAAACAATGTTTTCTACCCCTATTCCAGTTCCGTAACTGTTGCCTGTGACTTGAAGATTTGATGTAACAGTGTTGGCCGTGGCTGACAAATTGCCTGTGAACATGCCTTGAGCAGCCACTATATTAGCACCAGTCACGTTGCCTGTGGCTGAAATCAGCCCATTGCTGTTGACGTTGCCGCCAGTGACATTACCGGTGGTACTGATTCCTGCTGCGCCTGCTGAAACAGCACCCACACTTATGACGTTGCCGCCAGTGACATTGCCGGTCACTGTGGCCAGTCCTGCAGTGATCAAGTTAGCACCAGTGACATTACCACCAGCAGATGCTTGACCAGAAATTAATGCATTGCCACCTGATATATTGGCAACAACCGTGGTATTGCCACTTATGTATGCAGTTCCAGTCACTGCTAGTGTATCCAAAGGCACAGCATTGGCAATGCCCACATTGCCCACGTTGTCCACAACAAACTTGGCAGTGGCAGCGGCACCATTGGTTGAAGTTAAAATTTGAACATTGGCATTGCCTATTGTGCCTGCGGCAATAGCACGGATCCCTGCGGTGACCCTTGCACCTGGCGTGGCGTCACTGGTAAACCATTCCACTGCACCCAACACTTGTCCGTCGGTGACTGTGGTATCAGTATCCGTGAAACGAATAGTCGGCTGTCCTGCACTGGCATCTCGCGAAATCAATATGTTGCCAGAAACATTGATATTGTCTCCGGTGACATCTCCAGTGGCCGACATTTGCCCTGCTGTGCGCAAGTTGCCGCCTGTGACATTGCCAGCTGCCGAAATTAAACCAGTGGCTGAAATTAAGCCGTTGATAAACTGACCTGTTGTGGCAAACACTGCTACGTTAGCTGTACCGCCTATTGTTATGTTGGCATTGCCATTGGTCACAGGAATTTCAACACTGGTGGTACCGTTGAAGATTTTGTCAGCGTTGATGTTGCCCACCAGCACAGCATTGCCAGTCACAGTCAAATTACCGTCTATGTTTACAAACGGTGAAATCAAATTGATGGGATCGCTGGCACCAATGCTTTGTATAGTGTACTCGCCACTGATTCGTTTGACTGTTGACATTTAAAGGTCCTTTGTGTTATTTATGCGGTCAAGAAAGTCTGTGATGGGCATGTGTCGCAAATTGTCAATGTTGGTGAGTTCAGGAATTGTGGCTGTGGTTTCGCCCATCACACGGTGAAAACTGGTCTTGGGAAAGTCTCGGCAAACAGTTACTATTTGTCGCACCCAGTTGCCAGTGTAAGTGGGCAAACTTGAACTTTTTCTGTAGAATTCGGTGTCAGCATAAACATTGTTGAATCTGTTGTTGGCACTGGGTCCCATGTCAAATCCAATGAGATACACTGCCAAATGCCGGTCCATTGCTGCTACACCCACTGCAATTGGTCCTGAGCTGAATCCAAAGTAGTTTTGCGGCACAGATCTTGCCCCCAGTCCAGGCAAGGGTTTTCTGGTGTACATGAGATGTTTTTCAGCATAACCAGAATTTTGTATGGTGTGTGCAATGGCTTTGTCTGTGCTGATCAACACATCCGGAACAAACTCTCTGTACAAGGCATTGCACCCGTAGATTCGCCCATGCGGTTTCAACTGATTCAAATCCACACTCAATCGGCTGACGCCGTTGCCCAATACAAATGCTGCACTCATAAAAAAGTCCTCCCATTATGTATCTGGGAGGACTCGACAGTGTTACAAATTAGGATTGAACGTTGTCCACAATGGCCAGATCCAACAAGTTTTGTTGTCCAGAGGTCACAGTGCCAGTGTTGGCAGCGCCAGTGGTGCCTGACTTGATCACTGTGCCTTCGTCGGTGAAGAAGTTGGTCACATATCGTTTGTCTGCAATCACCGAAGTGGCTGCGTAAGTTGAGCCGCCGGTCCAATCCAGCAAGAATTTGTTGGTAAGTTTGCTGATTGTGGTGGCAGTTGAATCGCCTGTGGTAAACGTAATGGCCATGAGTCCAGCAGCTGGAGTCACATCGTCATCCAGCACACACACGCCCACACTGTTGGCTGCACCGTTGCCAGAACCGCCTACTGAGGTTGCAGTGAACACAGTGCCCAGGCCATAGTTGGCAGGTGCACCAGCAGCAGGCCAGTCAGTTGTGCCAAGAGTGCTAATTTGATAGGCTTGGCCCACAACAAATGAACCATCATTGACGCCGGTGGCATCGCCCACTAGGTACTTGTGACTGCCTTTTTGACGGATGATATAGCCAGTGGCCACACCAATACCTGAGCCTGACGGATTGGCAATGTTCACAGTTACATCAATTCTAGGATTGGTTGCTGAGGGGGTATCAGTTGGTGCTGCACCGCCCACAACACCTAGATATTGAGTGCTGTTGAGTGTGTCAGCAGTGTTGACCACTGGAGCAGTCAATGATCCAAAGTTAGGAAAGGCAATATCCACAGCAACGGCTGCGCCGCCATTGCCAGATCCTGTGCTTGTTTTTTGTATTTTAAGAGGACGTCCCATTTTGTTTCTCCTTAAAGAAGTCCGATCGGAGTTCTAGTCCGTACGCGGCGGGTTAAACCGCATAAAACGCAGAATTGCGTTGACAAGTATTTATGGTGAGGTTGAAATAATTCACTGTGCAGTGTATACTGTAAATATTGTTATGGAAACAAACGAAATAATAACTGACGTTGCTCAACTGATCGAAGAAGGCAATCGACTGCGCGGCGAGAACCGTCCAGATCAAGCACTCAAATGTTATATGCTGGCCATGTGTCACGATCCTAATTCGGCCGCGGCATTCAACAACTATGGCAATGTCATGCGTGAGTGTGGCCAGCCAAAGCGAGGCATACCATTCTTGGAATATGCTACTGTGGTTGATCCCAACAACATCACCGCACGTTTTAACTTGGCTGTGAGTTATTTGATTCAGGGTGACTATGCTCGCGGTTGGCCGGCATACGAAGCACGGTGGCAATACGAACACCTGGCTGGTAGTTTGCCACAACATGCTCAACCTCGTTGGACTGGACAGGAATTGAAAGATAAAACTATTCTTGTGATAGGCGAACAAGGTCATGGTGATAACATACAGTTCTGCAGATTTCTGTTTAACTTGCATGCTGGTGGAGCACGAGTATTGTTTCAAACCACCGAAGGTTTGATTCCGCTGTTGGACAATAGTCCTGTAATCTCTTGGATTGGACGTTACACTGATCAGCCACCTGAGTTTGACTACTGGGTACCTATCATGAGCATACCAGGAGTACTGGGCGTTACTTTGGAAAACTTGCCTAATCCTGTGCAGTACATAACTGCGCAACAGGACAAGCAGGCCGTATGGTTGCAGGTACTGGGTGCAAAAAAACGCATGCGAGTGGGATTCTCTTGGTCGGGGCGCAGAGATGCCTGGCTGAATCTTCACAAAGGCATGCCTTTCGAAACTGTGCTGAACATGATCAAACGCAATCCCGAATACGAATGGATCAACCTACAGGTAGATGCCACCCATGAAGAAGACCAACAATTGGCCGAAGCAGGTGTCACACGCTATCCCGGAGCCATTGCCAGTTTTGCTGACACAGCAGCGTTGATTGCACATCTTGATGTAGTGATCTCAGTGGACACTGCCATCACACACTTGGCAGCAGCCATGGGTCGTCCTACCTGGTTGATGTTGCAGTGGTTTGCCACAGACTGGCGTTGGATGCTGGATCGCGATAGCAATCCTTGGTACAGCACTGTGCGTATATTCCGTCAACCCAGCATGGGTGACTGGGAATCAGTAACTAAGAAAATAGAACAATATCTAACATGGTTTAAAGTTTGAGGCTGGCACAGTTGGCACCGTGACGGTGGAACCAACCCTGAGCAATATCGCGATTGCAGTTGGGGCAGTGCAGTTTTAAGCGTTTTTGTCCACGTAGTTTTTCCGACCTAGCATTGATTGCTTCTTGTGTCCATTTGGTACCACGGGCACGGTCTCCCATTGATTTACGTCGTTCTTCTGTCCACTCAACTTTTTTCATTGGGTTATTGTCTCCTTTGATACGTTCGCTTAACAATGCCCCAATCTTTGCTTTTGTTTCTTCAGAATGCGACTTTCCATACATGCCATTATTTTTGCCTTTAGTATCTTTTGGAAGATTTTGATTAGACCACGGCCGCTTGCTACCTTTTTGTGATTTGCTTAAATTTTGTTTATGTTCTTTGCTTTTAGGTTTGTCTTTGTGATAATCACTAATCTTTTTTCTACTTTCTTCTGTAGGAACTATGTATCCTGCTATATTTTGATTAAGCCAGCGATCGTCTTGTAATACTTTACAACGTTGCAACACACGAGTTTCCCAACTACTTGCTTGTTCTTTTGTTTCGAATACTCGGCGTATTTCTGTATCGAAACTATCTGCACCAGTTTCTTCGATCAGTTTTTGCACACCCGGACTACTTGTAAAATATTGTTTCCAAAGATCATCTAATGGATCTACTCGGTTAGCCGAACGGTATCCATAGTAAACTTTACCAGAAGGACGATGTTTGATTAGATATGTATAAGGTTTCATATTGTTATTTAGTTTGATACAACTATATCTCCTAATAACTATAGCATTTCTAGGTATTTTTGTCAACAAAAAACCCGCCGAAGCGGGTTTCTTGAACTTCCCATCCCTGAGAAATTTTGGTTCTCTGATTAGGAGAAGGACAAATTACTCACCGCGATTTCGCCGACATAATCGCCCGCATTGCCGAAGCTAGATGCAGTGTTTGTCAATTCTATGTACCCATAACGAGTCATAAAGCTCACCACTGGTTCGAATGTTGATGGATCAAGCACAACACCACTGCTCATCAAAGGAATGTATGGGCAGTAGAATGCTGGTGCG